GATTGCGTTATGTCTACTATGATATGATGAAAAGATGTTATGATAAGAAAGATAAAGGCTATAGTAGATACGGAGCAAAAGGTATCACAGTATGTGATGAATGGAAAGAAGATTGCCGTAATTTTTATGCCTGGGCAAAAGACAATGGATATGAAAAGGGACTCACTATTGACCGTATAGATAATAATAAAGGTTATAGTCCTGATAATTGCAGGTGGACTACATATAAAGTACAGTCAATTAACAGAGAGTGTACAAGGTGGATAGAGTTTAACGGTGAGAGAAGAACATTAAAGGATTGGGCTAAGGTTACGGGAATAAGCTATCAAGTATTGGCTGACCGTATCTATAGATATGGTTGGACTATAGAGCGAGCACTCACGACAGATACAATGCACGACTGGGCTAAGAGCAGTAAAAAGTAAACCTACTTTCAAAGACCCTACCCACCCCCGTACCCCTTTTTATATAAACGGCATACCCCCAGAAAAAAGAAGGGGTACGCACTTTTCAGCACGTACCCCAAGAAGGAAAAGAGAGTTACATCAATGGCAGATTGTGTTGTCTCTTTAGTACTAATCATACACCACAGTTTGACTTATGTAAACACTTATAATATAATTGGCATAGAGGAAAAGCTATGGCAGAACAGACTTACGAGGAATTACGGGCAGACGTAATAGATAAGTTCAGGATAGTATACAAAGACACAGTAGCAATGGACGCTTGTAAAGTACCTAAGGACATACGTTTACGTATGATAGACGACCCAGTGTACATAGCGGAGACAAAAGCTATTAAGGCATATCTTTTTATAGACCAGCTTGAAGAGCTGGACAGAATATCGACTGGAACATACGATAACTCTGAGAAAGGCTCAGACAGAAGTGCTACCGTATTACGCTGTCTTGAACTGAAGCAGAGACTTCTTCTTGAAGACCTCAACATTACTAAGGACGAAAGTAATGCTCTTAACGTAGCCTTTATATCTATGACTAAGGAAGATTTTGAAGCTCTGGATACGGTTGAAATAAATAAAGGCGGTAATTCAAGGGAGCTTTCGGCAGACTTTGGAGTAAGTGAAGACACAGACAGCTTTGAGGCAAGACTTAAAGCTGACGCTAAGCAGAGACTGAAAGAGCTTGAAGATAAGAAGGAGGCAGAGAATAATGGCTAATCTCGTTAAGCTTTTGCCTCACCAGGGACAGCTCGTACAGGCTCCATACGTATTTCCTGAAATTAACTTTTTCTTCTTAGTTGCAGGTTACGCAAGCGGTAAGACTTCTGGACTTACCAAGGCTATTGAAAAAGCAGTTAAAGACCTCCTCGGAAAGAAAGACCTTGAAGCACATAACCCTAAAGTACTTATAGCTTCTAAGAACCTTACCTTCATGAAGAAGACCCTTACGGGACTTCTTGAGCAGGACTTGAAGGAGACTAATTCAGAATACACTTATGATAAGGCTCATAACATCATTACGGTAGGTAACGTAGAGTTACTGCTTATTCCTGACGAAGACGAGTCTAATATCTACGGTTTCTCTTGTGCATGTGCGTTTATAGACGAGCTGGACGAACTTGATACACAGACAGCAATGGCGGTAGTAAAGTCTATCAATGACCGTTGCCGACAGCAGGTAGAAGGATTCCGTTCTCCTTTTATGATGTATACGACTTCTTCCCAGGGATTGAAAGGAACATACCAGACAGTAATGCACTTCAAGAAGAGTGGTATCGGTTATGTACTTATGCGTGCCGAGACACGCATGAATACCTTCCTGCCTAAAGACTATGTAGACAATATGTATGCTATCTACAATGAGAAAGAGAGAGCGTGTCTTCTGGAAGGTAAGTTTGTATCTATCGACTCTGGACTTGTATTTCCTGACTATAACCCAGCAAGAAACAAGCTTGATACTGACCTTTATGAGTATGCAAGAGATACTGTTACAGGATATGATAAGTACGGTAAAGAGCAGAGACTCACTATATACATAGGTCAGGACTTCAACAGCTTTGGTAATAATGCAATAGCTTTCTGTATCATAAAGCAGGCTATTATAGCCATTAAGGACTATGAGTTTCCTGACATAAGAAGAGCACCTGAGGTATTCAGGTATGACTTTCCGCGGAATGAAATTGTGTGGATACCTGATATGACATACAAGGAGCACTTTGTAGAGTTTAAGAAGGAACTTCGACTGTTCAAGATAAAGATAGCTTACCGTTCATGTAACCCTCTTGTAGGAGACAGAAACTTCGCATGTAACAAGCTTTTCATATCAGAGCACCTTTTTGTATGTCCTATGTGTAAGGATACAGAGACTACACTCTTGACCTGGCAGAAAGACCCTCGTACAGGACTACCTACTAAAGGTAATCAGGGAGCACCTGACCATAAGGGTGACTGCCTTGGATATGTAGTTCATTATCTTTTGTCATGGAGAACAGAGCTTAAACCACTATATCGTGTTACGCTCGACCGACTGTACGAAAAACGACGAGCAAGAGGAGCTGACGCTACCGAGCTTGAGGTTACAACAAATGTTCTTGACCCTTCACACCTAAAGGGTATATCATTAAAGAAAGCTCCTAATGTAGAAGAGGAATAAACTATGGTTGATTTCAAAGAACTCAGAAAGATTCTCAACGGTTCTAATATGTCTGTGAAGCATTATGCTAACGGAAGAAAAGCTATTACAGACTCACAGAAATTCAAAGGAATGAACTTGTCAGCTCTTGAAGAAGCTCAGCAGTTGGTAGAAGAAGCGATTAAGGAAGACACTACTTCGTACGCTTCAAAAAGTGGAATACAGCTTGATTCATTAAAGACAGCTTCAGACCGAGCACGAGAAAATATCGGGGTTATAATGGACAGCATTATGTCCAAAGACCCGAAGACAGCAAAAGAGCTCCATGACAGTATGAATATAAGAGATTCATTCCTTAACGGAAGATGGAATACGGGAAATATTGTAGACCCGACTAAAGCGAGCTTCGCTTTGCCGAATATTTACATATCTCCGTGGGAAGCAAACTCTCTTTACTCTCAGAAAGGACTTTTTGAGACAGTTATCAATAAAAAATCGAAATCTATCCTCTTAAACGGCTGTGTGATTGAAAATAAGCATTTATCTCAGAGTAAGATGGATAAAGTAAATGAAAACGCTGAAGTAAGACATAATTTCAAGAGTATTCTTTCACAATCTACTCTTGATTCTCTTGTTTACGGTGGTGGGCTTACTTTTCCTATGTTTAAGAAAGATACGCCTGTTACAACACAGTTAAACCTCAATACTTTGCTGAATTTAGGTGTTCTGAAGAAAGACTGTATTGATTATTTCGTACAGCTTGACCGCTGGAATACATTCATTATTCCGCCATATAACCCGACACAAAAAGACTTCCTCAGACCTGACGTGTACACAGTACCTTTCCTTGGCTCAGACGTGCACCACGGACGCTGTGCGAGAGTAGTACCTGCAAAGCAGGCAGGATACTGGGGACAGATTCTTAACCAGGGCTGGGGTATATCGGATATATGCGGATATTTGCAGTCAGGGCTTAACTATAAGGTAGCTATCCAGAGCTTACCTCTTATGATACAGCAGATGTCTATTCTTGCCCGTACGGTAAACGTAGACGGTGTACTGGCTACGGAAGGAGCAAACGCTTTGGACGCAATGGTAGACGAAGCTACAATACGTACCCGTGAAGCTACTCCTGATAACCCTGTAACTATGGACGTACTCGGAGATATAAAGAGTATCAACCGTAACTTTGCACAAGTACCTGAGCTTATGCGTCTTTTACGCCAGGACTTCGCTTCTGACGCTGTTCTTCCTGAGCCGTTACTCTTCTCTTCTGAAAAAGGTAACTTCTCTTCAGGAGACGACACACAGGGCAACCTCTTCAAGCAGAATGAGTCTATCCAGATGATTCATAAGGACATCGAGCCACAGTTCAAACAGCTTGCAAAGATTATGATTATCGACGCTCTCGGTACTTCTAAAGAAGTCCTCGAAGCATTACCATACACACAGATTCACTTCGACCAGCCCGTTATTGCTAATGCTCTTGAACGTGCACAGATTGGTAAGTTCCATTCTGAGAACGTATTTAACCTTGTGTCTTCACAGATTCCTGTTGACATTGCAGTTGAAATGGCTGACAAGAATGTATCTAGTGATATGCGTACATCTGCTGATATCCTCAAGCGTCTTGCTGGTATCCAGGCTAAGGTAGATAAGAGAACAGAAAAGCAG